CTACGCCCCCTGCCCGCTGAGCACCTCGACGCCGAGTCGCCGCGCCAATGCGACGGCATCGCGGGGAGAGAGCCACGCTGGCGGGATGAAGACACCAGGCGTCTCTCGGCAGCGCTTCACCATGCCTTTCACGTCGTCGAGGTAGCGATCCATCCTCTCGAGCTTGGGCTTCATCACGCTGTGCGAGACCCGGATCTCGGCCATGAGCATCAAGTCGATCGGCTCCTCGGCAACCCACCACTCGTCAGGATCGTCGCCGACGTCGCGCGCCGTCTCGTTCAGCTCGCGGCCCTCGGCCGTGGCATAGCCGCGGTGCTCGGGCCACGGCTGGACCGCGATGTCGTCGATCCGGAAGCCCAAGGCTACGCGGTTGAGCGCGATGGCATTGGAAACCTCCGCGCTGACCGACTCCGAGGCCACCTCCTGCCCGCTGTCCTTGTCCGCAAAGCGGAGGCCGGTCTGCAGCAGGCACTGAGGGATATCGATCCGGCTGGTGAACCAGACCACGGGCGGAAAGTCCTTCATCGGCCGGCGCAGGAGAGCGTCGGTGTGTATCTCGCCGAGCTTGGGGTGCAGGACCGGCGGCATCTGCCCCTCGGGCAGGATTACCCCCGACATCCACATCTGGTTCGTCCGCAGGGTGCTGGTGTGGTGATATATGAGCCGCTGCCGCTCGGCGCGGCGGCGCTTGGCCTCGCCCATGACCTTACTCCGGCTCCACCGCGGCGCCGATCGCCGCGGCGGCGGCGGATGCCATAAGCAGCCACCGAGACTTGCGCCAGCGGCGCGGCCGGTCCTTCAGCTTCCGCAGGGCCTCCCACGGGTCGGGCCGTACCGGCGCCGGCTCGCACGGCGTCATGGGCCTTTGTCGGGCTCCGGGGTTGCGGTGCCGGCGCGGCCGGGCCTGCCGCTCCTCTGCGGCCCGCGAGGCGCCGAGAGAGCGTAGCTCACGCCTGACGGCGGCGATGTGGTTCTGAAGCCCGCGCGCCCCGTCGCTGGGGCTCGTGGGCATGATGACGAACCGGCTCTCCCCGCGGAAGCTGAGCGTCGCCTCGCGATGCTTTGCGCGGTGGCCGAACGTCACCGCAGCGCCCGGCCACTCGGCAACCTCCGCCTTGGTCCGCTCTTCATACTCTGGCGGCATGAGCCCTCGCAGCCCGCAGCTCTGCATCGATATCGGCCATGATGGCTTGCGAGCGGGAGAAGTCGCCGTCTTTCCCCCACCCATATGGGTCAGTCTTGATCCGGCCGTTCGACTCGCTGATCAGCGCGCTCTCCAACTCCGCCCATCGGTCGGCAAAGGCCCTCCAGTCCGTGCTCGCTCCTGCCATCAAAGGCATCCGCGGGCGCCACTCGGGAATGCGGTCGAGTAGCCGGATGCAACGGCCCACGTCCTGCAGGTCGCCCGGCGCTGAGCCGCCGCCTACTCCCGCGCCGAGCCAACAGACTACCGCCATAGATGAGTCGCCGGTGTCGCGGCTGCTGATCCATTCCGCCAGCCGGTAATCGATCAGAGGACGCGCCGTCACTGGCTGGCGCTCCAGCCGGTCGGGTCCGCAATCCACGCGTTGATGTCGGCCTCGTACCAGCCGACTGCGGTCGCATGCCCAGACCCGTCGACGCTTAGAGCCACCGCCCTCGGAAAAGTACCGGCGGACATCTTTCGGTAGATGGTCGCCCGGTGCAGCCGGCAGCGTGCACGAACGTCCTTGAGGCGGAGGATGTTGTCGTTCTCGCGCTTCATGCTCCCTCACTCCAGAAAATCTCCGCGCCGGCCGGATTGAAGTATCGCGGCGGTGCCTCGTCGGCGGGGTCCGAAGGATGATCGAGGCACGGGTAGACGACACGTGCAATGCCAGCGGGATCGCTCGGATCGCGGTCGACCCAGCGCCCTTTCCCGCAGAGGGGGCACTCTAGGCGCACCCAGCAACCACAGGATCCGACTGGCCCCGCCTGGTCGTATTTGACGCAGCGGCAGACGGCATCGATCATGGCGTCCAGCGGGGATCGCGGCCGAAGTTTCGCGGCGGAACTTCGGGCGAGTCGGGCATGTAGCTCAAGGTTCGGATCGTCAGTCATTGCATGGGGCTCCGGGCTGCGGGTCCAGTGATCGACGCCATGCTAGTGCGGCGCTGGTCTGGACCGCCTCCGCGAGCGAATGCGAGGCTCGCAATTCGCCGATCAGGCGCTCGACGCTGCGCCGTATGGCGCGCCCCTCGCCGCTCTCCCGCACCCGCGCCGGCTCGAGGATCAGCTCGCCCGTGCGCGTCATCTCCACTCGGAAGCCGCCGCTCAGCGCGGCCCAGCTGTTCACCCAGCAGATCGCCTTCTGCTTCACGTCGTCGGGAAGTTGCGCCCATTTCTCGCATATGCTGGCAAGGGTGTGCGCTTCCATCTTGGGCAGCGGGTTGCCGACGTGAGTGATCTCATTGTTCATGCCGCGCGCGGGCCTCCATCATCATCGTTGTGGGCGGTGGGCAGCCGCGTTTCGGCCTCCAGCGCGTCCGCCTCGGCCGAAGCCGCCGCGGCGCGGCGGCGCATTTCGGTGCCGACTGCCTTCATCTCGGCGGGGGTAAGGTCGCGGAAGAAGCGGAAGCTGGGATGTTGCCGGAACGACGGCTCGGGCGGAATCGTGTCGAGCCAGTCGGCCATCGCCTTGACGCGGTGCAATCTAATCTCGGGCATTACGGCGCTCCAGTTCGGCTCTGAGGGCGGCGGCCGGGACAGTGACCAGGCGGACGCCCGGAAGCTTCAGGTTCCGGCTGCCCGCGCCGGTCTTTTCGAGGAGGCCGTCACGAATGAGGATGGCGACGAGTGAATGCGCGCCACCGCGAGACCGGCTGCCCATGGCGGCGGCAATCTCGGTGTAGTTCGGCGCGACCCCCGTCCGCTCGATCCTGTCGCGGATGAAGTCGAAGACGCGCAGTTGAAGCTCGGTCATGATCCCTGCTCCCGCCCGGCATCTCCGGGTGCATCCGGAGCGGTGTCCGCATAGGCCTCCAGCATCGCCTGCCGCATGGCCTGCCCCCGCGTGTCGCCGCCCTTGAGGCCCGCCATGAAGCTGCCCCAGCCGTCCGCATCGAAGGCGAGCAGCGCGCGGAACATGCGGTCTGGATCGAAGTCGGCTGGCGGGTGAGCCAGGATGCGCACCAGCCCATTGAAGATCGATCCGCCGTGAGTGAGTTTCTGTCCGGGGAATGCCTCGGCGATGTTCGTCAGCGCCGCCGAGACGATGGCGGGGCCGTGCAGCCGCAGGCTCCGCGCGATTGCGGCGGTGAATGCGATCTCCCCCGGCTCCCAAGCCGAAGACGAAGTGTTGCGGGCAACCTTTAGCCCCGCCTCGATCACCAGGCGCAGGATCTCGAGCGCATCGTCATCGGCGGCGGCGAGCGCGGCGTGGAAGTCGTCGAGCCGATTCATCGGCTTGCGGGCTCGGTTTGCCACGATGAAGAGCTTCGCCTCCTCTTCGGGCGTCTCGAAGCGCGACAAGCAGCAGGGAACCTGGTCGATATCTCCGCGCATGCTGGCCCCGGTCCAGCGGTGCTGGCCGTCGATCACCTTCATCGACCCATCGGGGCGGCGGGAGACGGTGAGGACGCCGAACAGACGCCAGTCGAACTTCGCCGCGATGCTGGCGATTAGTCGCCGCGAGGCCTCGTTGTCCGTCCTGCGCTGGTACGTCTCGTCGACGGAGAGATCATTCGTGAATATCCACTCGATGCTCGGGCGGGCGCCGAGCGGGGGCGGATAGGCCATCGTCCGGGGGGTGCCGGCTGCCGTCAACGCCTGCGTCTGGACCGCGAGGCGCTGCGCCTTCGTGGGCTGGACCCCCGGCCCCTTGATGCCCGCCTGACAGGCCTTGCCGGGGCCGATGTTCGTCTGCGCCGCAATCGTAAGGTCCTCCTCATGGAGGCCCGCGATGAAGGCTGGGGCTTCCTCCGGAGTGCGGGTCCACACTCGGCCTTGCCGCTCGATGACCACGTTGCCGACGAGGACGCGTGCCTGCGCTCTCGCCTTCCCGCATGGCGTCGAGATCAGGAAGGTGCCGTTCGGCTGAAGGTGCCCGACCATGTGTGGCACCAGCCACCCTGGAATCGTCGCGCCCGGCTTGTTGACCCACGTGTGCTCGGTCATCACGGACGGCCGCCGCTCGACAAGACGTGAAACGGTGCGCGAACTCCGGCTGAGAACGCCTCGGCGGCGGCGAGGGCGCGCTCTACCGCCGCCTGCCAGCCTGCTTCCCCGCCCCGCGCCTCAGCGAGAAGATCGAGTCCCGCCATGGCGTGGAGCGCGCCTAGCGCCAGATCCTCCCCGCAGCCGCAGGCGTCGAAGGGATGGATACTCTGGGCGACCTGAAAGTCGTCCTCCACCTTGAAGAGCTGGCCCTTGTACCCAACGAGGAAGGTGCCGCCCTCCTCCACCGCATTCTCGATCTTCGCCCAGCCGTATTTCTTGAGGCAGGCTCGCACCTCGTCGACGAACTCGGTCGACATGAACCGGAGCAGGTCGTCGTCAGGATGGTGCCGCGGCGGCTCGAACCGGTAGCGGAGCAGCTGGCCCATCCGAAAGGAGCTGGTGAAACCGAAGATGAAGTCGCCGTTGATGAAGACCTTCTGATCGGCGCGCTGGGTAAGGCTGTAGCCGCCGACCCCCGCGCTGTCGGCGCCGATCCACACCCGGCCCTCTCGAGCCAATCCCACGATGCACGTCATTCACTCTTCTCCCGGTGGAGGCAGGCGGGCTGGACAGCCGCCCACACGATTGCTTTCTTGCCGCTGGCATTGCGGCGGCGCTCGCCGCTGTCCCGGACCTTCCCGAGCCGGGTGAGCTCAGAAATTCGCGGCCGGATCGAGAGGATCGACGCGCCGAGGCGGCCGGCGACTTCGTCGGCGGTCAGCCCGCGCGAACGCTCCAGAATTGCGAGACACTTTGCGCGCAGGATCGGCGCGGTCTCGGCCACCGCGAGCGCCGCCTCCATGGCGGTGTCGCGGGCCTTGAATCCGGGACTGTTGGGATAGTCGAAGAGGTCGGTCACGCCTGATCCTCCACGGTCAAGGCCTCGACCTTCAGGAGCGCCACGCCGGGTCGGCGTACGTCGCTCACGACCCGGAAGTCGGCCAGAAAGTGGCCGGTCAGCTGCGGTTCTCCGCGGGTGAAGGCGGTGAGCAGGCGATCGGCGCATCGGTCCGCATCGTCGCTTTCGATCGAGAAGCTCGCTTCGTGCCTGGCTCCGGCGAACGTCACCGACTTCCATGACCGGCTGCGCACCTCAGAGAGCAGGAAGTCGGTTCCGGCATGGTCGCGTAGCGCGCGCAGGAACGCCGTGGTGGCGTCGGTCATGGGAGGTCCCCCCTCTGGGAGTGCGCCGGGCAAATCGCGGCGAACGCCTCCCGGAAGGTTTCGAACGCCGTCTTCAATCGATGGTGCTGGGCCGCCCGCTCTGTGTCAGAGAAATTCGGATCGCCCTCCATTCGCGCGCGCTTGCGGGCTTCGACGACGTAGCGATCCCACGCTCGCTCGGCGGCGTGCTCGGCGGGGCTCATGGGCGGGCCTCCACAGCGTATGCCTTGTCGACGAAGCCGCCTCGGCCGCGGACCATGGCCGCGTTCACCCACGTGATCCGATTAGGCCCGAGGTGTCGGAGATGCCGGACGTGTCCGCGACGAAGATGGGCGCGGGGGGAACCGCCGGCGCAGTAGCCGAGCGCGCCGCCTCCTTGGTGAGAGGCAAGCTTCAGGACTTGGAAGTCCTTAAGCGGTGGCTTCCCACGCGCCCGACGAGATCGATTTAGTTTCTCTGGTGCGAGGTGCTTCTCGACTTCGACGTTTCCACAGCGGATCGCAAAGCAGAGGTCTTCGTATGCGTTGCACTCGTCCATCAGGTCTGCGGAGAGGCTGTCGAGCACCTGCTCGGCGCCGAACATGCGATCGACGTCGTTGATCGCGTCCGGCATCAGGGGGATGATGCCGCCGCTGATCGCCGGTCCCTCGGCTACGCGCCGGGGTATCTGCCCGCTCTTGATCGCGGCGGCGCGGAAGCCAGAAGCGGCCCCTGGAGCCGCGCTCCACTCGCTCTCGTAGGGCAGGAAGAACGCTCCGGCCACGGCGGTCCAGAGCCCGAGCGCGTCGGCGAAGAAGATCGAGGCGATCGCCACTCCCTCTCCCGCCCTTCCCAGCTTCGGGCCGAGGGCGGACGGCAAATCGTCCTGCCACTCCCATGCCAGCGAGATCCGCTTCGTGCTTGTGAGGTCGGTGTAGCCGGGCGTAGCGCGGGCCGTCTCCGGCGGTGCCGGATACTCCAGCGCAACCACCGGGAAGGCCGGTCGAAATATCAAACCGGGCAGCTCAGGCCTCGGCCTGCTTCGGTCGAGAAGCTGGCCGTGGTCTGGGAGGAGGAAGACCTGCGCCGTCCGCAGCTTGTTAGCGAGGTAGAGCAGCCCGGCACGGGACGAGGGTCGCGATTCCTTGGCGGACTTCGTCAGGTCTTCGCAGGCCTTGGGGCAGTAGTTCAGCGCCTGCATCACCGCGCCTCCGGCGCTAGGCGGCTGCCGAGGAGCTTGCGCTTCGTCGGCGTCGCTGGGTCGCGCTTGAAGCGATAACCCTCGATGCCCACGCCGCCGCCCCAGGCGCGGTAGTATCGGGGGGTGCAGGCGCGACGGCGGGTGGCGTTGCGATAGGTCGTGCGGAACTCCCGCCCGTCCATCTCGGCGTCGTCGGCGTCCCCAGCCCCCGTGTCTTCGCAAGCGAGGCCGGCGCCGGTGCAGCTTCCGCTGGCGACACGATCATCCCCGGCGAGGCACATATCCTCCTCCGGATCGAAGCCCTGAGGGTCGTCCTCCACGCTGGTGTCGGGGTCGTCGTCCTCGGCGTCGTCCGGGTCTCCGGCCGCGCCCAGAAAGTCGAAACCACGGACGCCCGGGGCCGGGAAGATCGGGTCCTCCTCCGGGCAACCGTCCAGCTCGTCGCCGTTGGCCTCGACGTCGGGGTCGCCGTCCAACTGGTCGAGGCGCTCGATTGCGTGCTCCACCATCCGCGCCAGCAGGGGCGCCGGGAGCGCGGGGATGACGGCGAGAACGACATCCAAGCTGGGGCTGGCGGTGCCGCCCATCACCGCCTCCCGTCGCGGACGAAGCGCAGGAGATCCGCTTCTTCGATTCCGCGCGCTGACTTGAGGGCGATGCCGACCTGATCCTCGGTAAGGTCGAGCAGGCGCTCAAGGTCATCGACAGCGTGGCTCAGGTTCTCCTTGACGATGCCCGGCAGGCCCCATTCGCCCCTCGTGACGGTGCCAACCTCGTTGTCGAGCAGTGCCCGTATCGCCCCGATCAGCGTCTCGGTGTAGAGGGCGGCGCAGATCGCCTTGTTCGCTTCGTCGGAGACCATCTCCGCCGCCGCTTCGACGATGATCGCCTTGTCCCTGATTTCGGCGCGGCGGCCGAGCGCTTGGATGTCTTGAAAGATGCTCTTCATCACGCGCCCTGGAACGACGTCGCCGCGCTCGTCGAAGACCGGTTCGGGAAAATATCCCTCCTGCTCCGGGAGCCGGACGTCGAAGTACTCGGCGCAGATCACGCGCATCTTCAGTTCAAGGTCGCCGAGGGTCGTGCAGCGGAAGTTCTCGATCGACCGAACCGTAGCTGATGCTTTCTCGATCTCCTCGTCGACGACGAGGTCGTCGCCGCCAGCTGCATCGGCGCGTCGCAGCCCCTGCGCCCAGTCGCTCGCGGCGGCGCAGAGGGCAAAGCTGACACCGGTCATGATCCCCGCCACCGGCCGCCGATCCAGAAGGCGCTGCGCGTCCTTCATGATCCAAGCCATCTCGTCGGGGCGGGGCGGCTCGACCGCCATTGCGACGCGCAGCTTCTGAAGGAGAGCGAACGGCGTCGGCGCCGGGCAGGCGAATAGGGCCTCGCGCGCCGGCTCTACCGCGGCAGCGACCGCGTCGGACTGCTCGTTCGTGTAGTCTTCCGGCAGCGTGTCCCAGCCCTTCGACGCCTCGGAATAGGTCGCGTGTAAGGCGTCGAAGTCCGGCGCGAGGGCGGGGGAGGTAGGAGGCGCGGGGGGCGCAGGGGGCGGCGCCGCGTCAGCGGCGGCGGAGTCTTCAGAGGCTGTGATTGGGCCGGCAGCGGTGTCCATTGACGATCTCCTGCGAATGGGATCGCAGGTCGATCGGCGGAGGGTGTCCGCTACTCAGCGCAACAGCGCGCCAACCGTGGCCTGCGACACCGCCGTCTTCGGCCCGGGGGCGATCTGGCGGTGTCGCGGTGCTTAGCCGTAGTGGCTAATGTACGTCAACTGTTCTTTTTAGCCGAGTTAGCCAGCGGTCACATTTCCTGCGCCTGCCAGACGACGCGGCCGATAACGGTGAACGGCTCCTTCCCGAAGATTATCGGCTTGTGAGCAGGGTTCGTCGACCGCGGCTCAAGGCGCGGCGGCGAGGCGCGATACATCTTCAGCGTGGCGTCGCCGGAGCCGTTGCGAACGGCATAGATACGTCCGTCGTGCAGGTCGGTCTGGTCCGGATCGACCAGCACATAGGCGTCGGGCGCGATCACTTGATTCATCGAGTCCCCGTGGGGGGTGAGCGCGAAGACGTTCGGGCCGCCTTGGGGCGCCATCACATACCCGATCGGGTCGTGAATTGCCTCTCGCCAGTCGCCGGCAGGGATCTTCCCGAGCATCGGCACCATCCGGGGCCGGCGAGCCTGGTCCGCCGGGGCGATCAAGTCCTCTGGCGCAACTCCGAGCGCTTTGGACAGCTTGTCGATCCAGTCGGCCGAGAGCCCCCGCAGGTTGCGCTCAAGCTTCGCGATGGTAGTGAAGTGCGGCTGCCCCTCGACGCGGTCTGCAAGTTCCTGCATCGTCCACCCGCGTTCTTTGCGTAGTCGCCGAATGTTGTTTTCCATGGCGGTCGTTCCCCTCGAGTAGTGGCTAACTCTTAGCCGAAACGGCTAAGGCGCGATAGCCGGAAACGACACATTGGCTGGGGGTTGCAATTTTAGCCGTAGTGGCTAGTCTGCGCCCCATGCAGCTTCAAGAGTGGCTCGACAACGAGCGCATCACCTACACCGACTTCGCGAAGCGGGTCGGGACAAAGCATGCCCGGACGGTGGAGCGCTATGCGAAGGGCGCCCGCCACCCCCGGCCGGCCATGATGGCGGCCATCCGCCGCGAGACCGGGGGCAAGGTCACCGCGGACGACTTCCAGCCGATTACGGCGGAGTAGGCGGCGGTGGCGACGGCGCTCCGGCATTCCGAGAGCGGCCACCGGGGGTCTCGGCTCTCCGATGCCGAATTTCGCCGCCTCGTCGACGAGCTGAAGGCTCGCGTCCTCGTCTCGGGCGTCGTCGGCCGCAAGACGCGACTGAAGCGCTCCGGGCGTGAGCACGTCGGCCTCTGCCCATTCCACCAGGAGAAGACCCCCAGCTTCACCGTCGTCGACGCGCTCGAATGGGCGCACTGCTTCGGCTGCGGCTGGCACGGCGACGTCATCAGGTTCGTAATGGACGTGGAGGGGTGCGGCTTCCGCGAGGCGTACCGGCGGCTGGCCAGCGACGATTTGCCGCAGTGGACGCCGCAGGAGCGGGCGAAGGCGCAGGCCGAGGAACGGCTGGAGCGGCTTGAGGATGAGAAGGACGCGCGCCGCTTCTTCGCCGACGCGGTGGCCGTGCGGGGAACCCCCGGGGACGTCTATCTGCGCGCCCGTGGCATCACCGTCGAGCTGCCGGCGACGGTTCGGTTCGGGATGATCCCCTCCTGGCGGAACAAGGAGACGAGGGAGTGGGGTCGCAAGCGCCCGGCCCTAGTCTGCGGTGCGCAGGACGCTTCCGGCTGCTTTGTTGGGATCCAGCGCATCTTCTTCCCGAATGACGACCCGGCGCTCGGCAAGGCCGAATGCAAGCTGTCACTGGGCACGATCCGCGGCTCGGCGCTGCGGCTGGGGCCGCCCGAGCCGACCATAATCATGCCGGAGGGGCCGGAGGACGGGTTCTCGATCTTCCAAGAGGGGCCGGGCTTCCCGGTCTGGGTGCCGTTCGGAACAAGCATGCTCCCGCAGGTCGAATTTCCCTCGATCGTGCGGCGCATCATCATCGCGGGTCAGAACAACACCGCTGGGCGAATTGCGTCGAGCAAGGCGGCCTTGGCGGTGGTGGAGCGGGGCCTAGAGGCGCAGCAGGCGTGGCCGGCTGCCGAGTTCGACGACTGGAATGACCAGCTACGGGCTTCAGCCCGGTGACCGGCATCTTCGACAGTCAGTTCGGTGGCGCAGTGTCGATGCCGGGGCAGCCGATCCCCATCAAGGCGAAGCTCGCCGAAGCGGTGCCGTTCCCCGTCGACAAGCTCAGTCCGAAGCTTCGCGCCGCAGTCGAGGCCATCCGCGACAAGGCGCAGGTGCCGGACGCGATAGCCGCCCAGGCCGTCCTCGGCGCCGCCGCACTGGCGGCGCAGTGCCGGATAAATATTGAGCTCCCGACCGGGGAGGAGATGCCCTGCTCGCTGTTCCTCTTCACCGTAGCCTCGTCCGGCGACCGGAAATCGACGGCGGACAAGCTGGCGCTAGCGCCGGTCTACCGCCGCGAGGCCGACCTGAGACGCGCGTATCAAGACGAGCAGCACCGATTCCTCATCGACCAAGCCGCTTACAAGGCTGCCGTCGCGGCGGCGACGAAGAAGGGCGGATCTGACCGCCGGGCAATCAGCGAGAACGTCACCGCCTGCGGAACCCCGCCCCTACCCCCGCCGACGCCGATGTTGCTGATCGACGAGGGGACGATCGAGGCCATCGTGAAACTGCTGGGCGACGCGATGCCATCACTGGGCCTCTTCTCGGACGAGGGCGCCAATATGCTCGGCGGCTACTCGATGGGGGAGGAGCGGAAGACCGCCACCACCGCGCAGCTGTCGCAGATGTGGGACGGCAAGCCGATCAAGCGTGTGCGGGCAAGCGAGGTGGTCCAGTTCCTGCCCGGCCGGCGCCTTTCGGTCCACCTCATGGTGCAGCCGGGCGTCGCGCTGAAGGTCTTCGCCGACAAGGCCGCCCGCGACCAAGGCATGATGAGCCGGATGCTCTGCGCCTTCCCGAGGACGCGGAAGGGCGAGAGGCTGTGGCAGGACACTACCCCTGAGGCCGACGCGGCGCTCCGCGCCTATTACGGGCGGCTGGAGCAGCTGCTCCAGGCGCCGATGGAGTTCGTCGACCCGATGACCCGCGAGCTGCGCCTCGAGAAGGTCACCCTGAGTCCGGAGGCCAGAACCCTCTACGTCCAGTTCAACGACCACATTGAGAGGCAGATCGGACCCGGTGGCAATCTGGAGGAGATCAGCGACCTCGCCTCCAAGCTGGCCCAGCATGCGATGCGGCTCGCAGCCGTCATCGCCTACTTCGAAAATGGACCGCGCCTGTATCGGGCCGATCGTGCCGGCGAGCAGCCAGCCGGGATCAGCGCCCAAGCGTTCTCGGTCGGGATCCAGCTCGCGCAGTTCTACGCCTCCGAGGCCCTGCGGCTCTACAACGCGGGATCCGTCGACGAGGACAGCGACAATGCCGCCGCGCTCATCGAGTTCATCCACAAGAAGGGCCTCAAGGTCGTCGGGCTTCGACATCTCAGCCAGACCGCGCCGAAGAACGTACGGCCTGCGAAGGTGCTGCGCCGGGCGGTCGAAGTCCTCGTCGAGCACGGTCACCTCCACCGCATCAAGGAGGGGGCTCACATCGACGTCGCCGGCAAGCAGGTATTTCAGCGCGAGGCCTACACGGTCATCGTCGCCGACGAGGCCGACGCATGAGCGGCTTCGACCTGTTCGACCCCGGTCTTTTCGTGACGGCCGAGGAGCCGCCGACGACGGCGCCGCAATTGCCGGAATATCCCGTAATCACCGGAAACCCGCTTCTGGACCGGCCGGATCTGCGCCCCAGATGTCCGATGACTGCGGACAAGTCGGACTCTGGTGTAGCAGAGTGTAGCACAACTGTAGCAGCCGAGGCGGCGCCCCGGCGGTGCGCAGAAACGGCGGAAAACCACCACTCTGCGAAGGCACGGGCGGAAAGTGTCGCAACTGTAGCAAGTGTAGCAGACTGCCAAACCGGGGTGAGGCTCTTGGCTTCGCTGCCCCGGCCGGAAGTCGCCTCGCAGCGGCGGTGGGAGCAGCTGGTCGCGGATGCACAAGCATTCGAGCGGATATGGCTCGACCAGGCTGTCCGCTGTGGCTGGTCCGCGATCGACATCTTCGGCTGCGCCGGGGGCAACCCCGACACCGGCCGCCTCGATCGCTGCGGGCTCGTTGTCCTGCTTCAGGGGCGTACGGTCGCTGATCTGAACGAGGATAGCGCGGCCATTGTCGATCCCCGGGGCGGCCAGATGCGGTTCTACCGCCGCCCATATCCCGGCGCCCAGCTCTTCCAGCGCCTCGGCTCTCGACTGCTGTGGGACGCCTATTCCGGGGGGAACCAATGACCGGTGTAGCAAAGCGTAGCAGGCCCCTGCTACAGCGCCCGACGCGCGGAAAACCGCCATTTTCTGCCGTGTGTAGCAGGGCCGTAGCATCGCGGCTGCTACACTTCGCCGCCGTCGTCGCCGCCGTCCTGATCCTCAACCTGCGAAGCTGTGAGCCGGAACCGGCATTTGCGGCGGATTTCCGCCATTCGCAGGGCAAGGCGGGCTTGGCAGCGTCTCCGGCGAGATTCTCGGCGGCGGGCGGCCGGGGGGCGGGGGCCACAGCCCCCCTAAAGGGGGGCTGTGCGGCCTCCTCCGCCTCACCCCCGGCATGGGGATTCGTGGTTTGGCATCCGGGAGGGTCTCGGTCCCACCGGTCTGGTGAGAGGTGGGGACGATGACGGGACAGAAATTCGACGGCTGGTGCATCCTCCGAACCAAGGCGCGGGACACCGCCCGCCTCGCCGCCTCGCTCGCCGCCGATGGCGTTGAGACGTGGACGCCGATGGAGACCAGGAGCGTCCGGGTGCCGCGGAGCAACATCAATCGGCGGGTGCGGCGGCCGATCATGCCGTCCTACGTGTTCGCCAGGGCGGACCACCTCGTTGACCTTCTCCGGCTGTCCCATGCGGAGGTGAAGCCACGGCGAGGGGCTGGGCTGCGCCTGCCGGCCCATGCCGACTTCCGGGTGATGCGCTCACCTGGTGGGATCCCCGCCGTAACCGATGCCAGCCTTGCTGAGCTGCGCAAGCTCGAGGTGCAGCGGACGCCGCAGGAGCCGAAGGTGAAGCGCAAGCGACCGCGGGCCAATAAGCCTATCGACGAGGGCGCCACCGTTCGGGTCGAGGGAGCCGGGAGCCTTGATGGGCTGGAAGGTCAAGTCGAGCGGAGCAGCTGCTCCGAGACCACCTTCGTGGTCGGAGGGCGCCGGATCACGCTGCCCACTTGCATCCTCGCCGATATTAGCCTAGATGGCTAGCCGCATAGTTGCACCAGATGCAGCAGCAGGCGGCTGATTGGATCGCGCGGGTTGCGCCCTCTCAGCTGGAGACGGTGGCCCTTCCCGGCTCGACCCGGCCACCAGACGACCTGCGTAGGGACCGCCCGGCCAGTACCGAGGCGGCCAATTCCAGAGATATGGCGAAAGCGGCTAGCGCCGCTCGAGCCTTCCGCCGCCCCCTCAGTCCGCCGACACGCCCCCTCACACCCGGCGCGGCAGGCGGGCGGCGGACCCCTCCACCGCCGCCGTGGTGTCCGGGTCATCCAGGCTTCAGAGGTGGCCGACCCAATGCTTCTCCGATACGATGGAGATGGGCACGCCGCTGTCGCGCATGTCGACCGCCTTGAGTATCTTGTTGCCGAAGCTTGAGTGCTTCCATGAATCGGTGGCATAGGCGCCAATCACAAGGACGCTGGTCTTCATCGTCAGGCTTCCGGTTGCGCCACCGCGCGCAACGACGGCCGCCTCGCAATCCTGCCGGCGGCCATAGCTGAAGGTGCCGGTGAAGCAGTAGGACCGGCCGGGGAAAGTCAACGTAGGACTTGGATCGCAGAGCGGGAGAGTGGTGGGCTTCAATACCTCGCCAAGCTCAAAGTCGCTGGCAGAGAGCGCAGTGAGCGTCGTGAGCAAGTCCGCGCATTCTTCCGGGTCAGCGATGCCGTCGCTCAAGATACCATCGACCTGCGCATAGAGCGTGCGAATTAGCGGCTGGTCGCTGATGTCGGCGTTGGCGACTAGCCACTTCTGAAGGAACTCGACCTCGGCTTGGTTGATCAGGCCATCGGCAGCGAGACCACGGGATAGCCCGATCAGCTCGTCGATCTGGCGAGAGGCCACGCGTTCTCCATTCACCGCTCTTAAGATGCCCGCGTCGCGTTCCATGCACCGCCTCCCAGACCTTGAGTCGAGACCCACACAATTGGCGCGGTCTTCTATATCCACGATCGGCCGGAACGGCAAAAGCGACGAGCCGTTGCTGAGTGCCCCGCCGAGGGGCGCGTCTGGCACGGCCCTTGCCAAGACGGAGGGGTGCCCCAAGGTACTTCCAGGGCCAGGACACGATACGGGGGGCCTGAGGCGCAACTTTCCTCTAGCCACGACGAAATCGTTGAGTGCCGCCGCCGCATTCATCAAAATGGCGGAAAACTGCGGCTTTTCAGACGCGGGAGGCGGCAATTTCGAGCATCGACACGCTACCGCTGACCCGCGCCGACGTCGCTTGGCTGGTGAATATGTCGGACAGCTGGGTCCGTGACCGCATGCAAGCCGGAGATTTGCCCCGGCCGGGCCAGACTGCGGACGAGTACGTCGAGGCATTCGTCAATTACCGTCTCCGGAAGTTCACGACCGCCGGGGGCGATAGCCAGTCTCTTGAAGCCGAGCGCACTCGGCTGACGAAGGAGCAGGCCGATCGGATCGAGATGCAGAATGCTCGCGATCGGCGCGAGCTGGGCTCGATTCCGGAAATGACCTTGGCGCTAACCGGCTTCATCGAAGCCTCGAAAGGCCGGCTGATGCGCGTGCCCGCCATTGTCGCGCGAGGCGACGAGGCGCTGCGGGCGCGAGTCGAGGCTGCTCTTACCGACGCGCTCGAGGATCTGAGCGTCACGCGCGTCGAGGAGGCGATCGGCGGGGGCGTGGATGAAGAGGAGTCCCCCGACGCAGACGACCAGCGCGCAGATTAGCGTCCGCGGCACGGCCTTGGCCGAGGCCGTCCGGAGCTGGTTCGCAGCATGGGCGCCGAAGCCTCGGCTCACGTTGTCACAGTGGTCGGCGCTTCATGCGCGGCTCGACAACGGAAAGCGGTTTCGTGCCTTTCCGTTCCAGGATGGGATCGCAGACGCTTTCTCGGACCCGGCCACCGAACAGGTGACCGTGAAGAAGAGCAGCCGAATTGGCTACTCGCAGATCGTCCAGAATTATATCGGCTGGTGCATATCGCAGAGCCCGCGGCGGCTCCTCATCTACCAGCCCACCATTGACGACGCCGAGAAATATTCTCGCGACGATCTGGAGCCGGTGCTCCTCTGGCCCGCCGTCAAGGCCGTGGCGACGTTCAAGCCGCGGGATCGCAACAATCAGGTCCGGGCGAAGCGGTTCAAGGGCGGCTGGATACAGATCAAGGGCGCGAACAGCCCGAAAGAGTTCCGACGCGTTACCACGGACAGCGTCCTGCTAGAGGAGCCGGACGGTTACCCCTTCTCGGCGGGGCCAGAGGGCGATCCCGCACGGCTTGCCTTCAAGCGCAACCAGACTTCCGACGAACCGCTGAGCGCTGCAGGCTCGACACCGACGCTGGCAGGCTTCAGCCGGATAGATGCCCTCTTCGTCGCGGGGACACAGGAGCACCGATACGTGCCCTGCCCGCACTGCGGCCACATGCAGGTGCTGGTCTGGGGGGACGGCACCGGTGCCGGCATCAGGTGGGAGCCGAGGCATCAGCCTACGCGCGCCTGGTATCGCTGCGAGAATGGCTGCGACATCGACGAGTCGCACAAAGCGTGGATGGACGGGAACGGTGAGTGGCGCGCGCACGCGCCTGAGAATGGCCCCCGGCATCGATCCTTTCACATCTGGTCGGCCTACAGTCAGCACCGAGGCGCCGGCTGGCTCAACCTAGCCCGCGAGTTCCTTGAGGTTCGGAAGGACCCCAACCTCCTGAAGACCTTCGTCAACCAAGTACTCGGCGAGGTTTGGGAAGAGACTGGTGAGGCGCCGGAATGGCAGCGCCTCTACGAGCGTCGGGAGGCGTCCATGGCGCTGGGGACGCCGCCAGCGTGGGCGGGGCTGCTTGTGGGGGCGGCAGACGTTCAACGCGCCAACGGCGGACGCATAGAGCTTGACGTGTGGGCGTTCGGTCCCGGCCGTCAGCGCGCCTTGGTCGAGCATATCGAGGTAGAGGGCTCGATCGCCGACAAGCGGACGTGGGCGAAGTTGGACGAGCAGGTCTCGCGCGAGTGGCGGAGCGCCGATGGTCGGCGGATGAGGCTTGCGCGGGTCGGCATCGATTCCGGCGACGGCGAGAACACGATGCAGGTCTATGCCTGGGCGCGAAAGCATCCCGGTTTTGCGATGGCACTCAAGGGCCGGGAGACTTTGGCCGCCGCACAGCCGATCGCGGGGCCAACTTGGAAGGATCTGACCATCAACGGGCGCACCCTCAAGAAGGGAGTGCGCCTTTGGACGGTCGGGACCTCGATGCTCAAGCTCGAGCTGTATGGCCAGCTCCAGCTCGACAAGCCGGTCGACGGGGACCCATACCCCGATGGCTACGTGTTCCTGCCGAACGGCACGACCGACGAATGGATCAAGCAGCTGGTCTCCGAGCAGCTGGTGATGGTCAAGCGACGCACCGGCAGGATGCACCGCGAGTGGCGCCAGACGAGGCCGCGTAACGAGGCGCTCGACATGGCGGTCTACGCCAGGGCGGTGGCCATAGCTCTCGGCGTCGACCGATGGTCGGCACGGCAGTGGGAAAAGGCTCTTGGGCTTCGCCTCCGGACAGCGCCGCCGCCTGCGGGCGAGGCCACAGAGGGATTGTCTCAGGGTGCGACTGCCCTCCCGATGACGACCGCACCGAAACCGAAACCGCGGCGCCGCCCTAATCCGTTCACGACCAGAGGAGGGCGGTAGCGATGGCTTATACGCAAGCCGACCTCGACAAGGTGAGGGCGGCGATTACCTCAGGCGTTCGCTCCGTCAGCTTCGCGGACGGCCGGAAGACCGAGTACCAGTCTCTCGACCAGCTGCTCGCTGCAGAAAAGGTCATCGCCGCCGAGCTGAGAATGCAGGCGCAGGCAGCCTCCGGCCTCGTCCGTCGCCGCGTACCGTATTACCGGAGCGGCCTCTAGCGTGGCTCGTCAGGGACTGATCGACCGCCTCCTCGGTCGACGTGCGCCAGAAGCAAAGAAAGCGACCGTTGCTCGTCCGCGGATCAGCCGCGGGGCGCGCGCTGAATATGACGGTGCCACGCAGGGAAAGAGGGCGGCCGGCTGGAGACGCACGAGGCTTGACGCCAACAGCGAGCTCTCTCCGTCGGTGCAGGCACTTTTGCGGGGGATCGCCCGCGACCTTGTTCGCAATAACCCCTTCGCGGCACGCGGCGCGGCGAAAATCGCTGAAGCCATCGTCGGCACCGGGATCACCTTCCAAGTCTACAGGGGCGGGAAGGTCGACGACCGCCTCAATAAACTGGCGCGGCGGCATTTCGACAAGCCCACTTGCGACGCCGCCGGCAGGCATGACCTCTATGGGCTCCAGCTTCAGGCGGCGCGCACGATTGTCGAAAGCGGGGCCGCCCTGGTGCGTCGACGCTGGCGGCGAGCTGCGGATGGACTGCCGCTCCCATTCCAGCTTCAGGTGCTGGAGCCGGACTATCTGGACCAGTCGAAGCACGGTCAGCTCGCTTCGGCCCCGGACAAGAACGGTGGCTTCTGCATCCACGGCATTCAGTTCGACCCGATCGGCCGGCGCGAGGGCTATTGGCTCTACAACGGGCATCCCGGCTCGTCGAAACCGCTGCTTCAAGGCTCCACCTTCATACCTGCCGGCGAGATTGCGCACGTGTTCCGGGCCGATCGGCCTGAGCAAGAGCACGGGGCCACGTGGTTTGCGCCTGTCATCCTCCGGTCTCGCGACTTCGCAGATTATGAGGACGCACAGCTCACACGGCAAAAGCTGGCGGCGGCCTTCGTCGGGGTTGTTCATGGCGAAGACCTCGAAGGCAACATCCCAGGCATCGTCACCGAGGGTGAAGAGGGGGCCATCGGTGCCGATCCGATCGATGAACGTGAGCCGCTCGACTATGTTGAGCCCGGTACGTTCCAATATCTGCGCGACGGGGAACAGGTCACCTTCTCCAAGCCCCCGACCGTAGAGGGCTACGCGGATTATTCGAAGGTCTCGCTGCGCGCGATCTCGGTGGGCCTCGGCGTCCCCTATGAAGTGCTGACTGGAGACCTCTCGGGCGTAAGCTTCATCTCGGGCCGTCTTGGCCGGCTGGAGTACCGTGACACCGTCGCTGCCTGGCAGTGGCTGATGTTCATCCCGCAGCTCTGCGGCTCGGTCGAGAGGTGGTTCTTCGAGGCGCTGGAGCTTGCTGGCGAGGACACCACTGGCCTTTCGATGCGGTGGACACCGACGCCGACCAAGATGCTGGATCCCGCAACCGAAGTGGCCGCGAATCGCGACGCGATCCGCTCTGGCCAGATGACGATCTCCTCGGCCGCGCGCGAGCGGGGGGAGGATCCCGACACCTTCCTCGCTGAATGGGCTGAAGACGCGCGCCGCCTCGATGCGCTCGGGCTCATCTTCGACAGCGACCCGAGAAAAGTGACCGCAGTGGGCAACCCGGCCTCGCAGGCCGAGGCGCTGGCCTCGCGGAAGGAGCGAGATACGCCATGACCGAGATCCTCATCTACGGAATCGTCGGAGACAGCTTCGATGGGCTGGATGCCCGGACGCTCGTGCCGATGATCTCGGCGGGAGACGACGACCTCTCTGTCCGCATCAACAGTCCTGGCGGATTCGTGATGGAGGGACTGGCGATTTTCAACGCCATCGTCCGCGAGAAAGCGAAGGGTCGCGCGGTCGTGGTGCATATCGACGGCCTTGCCGCGTCGATGGCCTCGGTCGTCGCGATGGCGGGCGACACCATCTTGATTGCCGACAATGCCCTGATGATGGTGCACAACCCGTGGGACTGCGCCTGCGGCGACGCCGCCGAGCTTAGGCGGGCCGCCGACAAGCTCGACCTGATCCGGGATCAGATCGTCGGCATCTACAGCGAAAAGACCACCCTCACCGCAGAGGAGCTGAAGCCTCTGCTGGACGCCGAGACTTGGATGACCGCCGAGGAGGCGATCGAGAAGGGTTTCGCGACCGAAATTGCGCCGGCCAGCCAAGCTGCGGCCTGCGACGTGAAAGCATTCGGGTTCAAGCACGTGCCCGATAGCCCGCGCATCACCGCAATGGCGATGACGCGCAACTCCCGAACGGCGCCCGCGCCCCAAGTGAAGGAACCAATCATGGACCTCTATAAGACCCGCGCGGCGCTGGTTGCCGCGATCGCCACTTTCCAGAAGGACGGCGGCACTCAGGCCGAGATCGACAAGATCACCAAGTCGGCCGTGGCGCTCGACGCGCAGGACGCGCTCCCGGCCACGGGCGCGCTCGCCCTCGCTCCGGCGGCTCCGGGCTCGCGCAACGAGCCCGACAGCATCACCGCTGCCGATGCCCAGGCGCGCATCGATGCCGCTGTGGCCGCCGAGCGCACGCGCGTCTCGACGATCCGCGCGCTCGTCACCAAGCACGGC